ATAGTGCTGTCATCTTGCGAAGCTTGTTAAGACTTTCGCCATATTTTTCGTTTGCTTCTTCGCAAATCTTAGTGTGGCAATATGCGTGGCAGATCTCATCTCTGCTGATGTCTGACGCAACAGTGCGAAGTCCCTTGTCGCCATTAAAGCGAAAGAATGGAAGGATGGTAAAGAATAAACTACGCTCTAGGACTGCCACTTTGGCAATGGGATGAGCCGCATGATCCATCCACGCATCGCGAATGCGCAACGCTTCTTTTTCCGCTTGCTCGTCTATTCCGTGAGCAGCCGCTACATAGTTAAGAGCCATGTCATGGCGCTCTTCATCTAAAATATTGCTATGGATCGATTCAATTAGGCCGGGAGAATTAGGCAAGTCACGCTTGAGACCGTCCAGGAGCATGCTTTTCACTGGAAGCTCAAGATGCCGAATAGCAAGGGCACGAAAAATTGTTTCTTCAGAGCCCTCCACGAAATCGCCTTTGGTCACAGGCACTGCCTGCCAAGGGCGCTTCCGAGCAACAGCAGTAAAATAATCAAGAACGGCCATCATTAGTTAATGCAATGGAAAGGAAAAGTAAAAAGCAAAGGGCCGAAATTGCGACCCCATGAGAAGCAATAAATAAAACAATTATCATTCAGCGCAGCTAGTGCAAAATCCCGGCTCAACAGAGTGAGACTCAGTATCACTCTTTTCATTCTCCAAGCCAAAAAAGCTTGTGAGACTCTCCTTCAAGTCTACTCCAATATCGTCCTTGGCTTGTGTGCCGGTTAGGACCTGCAAGGAATAATAAAGGCTTGTCTGAGGAGACTCCAACCAGTCCTTCAAGAATGCACGGTCGTACACCACCACGTCATTCCAGGAGTTATATGAGTAGCCATGGAATAATCCTGATGTTTGGTACAAAGACACCACTCCATTGGCCACTTTCTTGAAGGTTTCCCAGCCCACTTCTTCTGCAATTTCTACTTCACCATAATTAAACTGTTCCACGCCAAAAGTGCCACTATCTCGGTCAACAATTCGTCCGATGGGAGGAGCGATTTCAGGCGTAGTGGTGAATCCTTTCCTGTCCAGGTAGCGATAAGAGCATGATGCCGTGGGGGCAATACAAAAGGCTCGTTCCATCTTGTACTGGCGAGCCACTTCAGCAGCAGCGTCTATGCCGCTTGCAAGGGCCCACACGACCTCTCCGGCCATAGTGCTACACCAATACTCCGTCCAAGCACTTACGTCATACAGGAAGGCCTCTAGAGCCTTTCCGAAGTCCTCATATGAAACGCCATGGATGGAAAGGAAGTTTGCTAGCCCTAAAATACCTAGTCCCACTTGACGATCAACAGCAGGATCTAAGTATTCACCAGTATCACCCACTCCCGTGACGGCATGCAGCTTGCATAGCTGAAGCATTCCTTCGCTAAACGCTTCTTCCATGTTGTCCAATGAGCATGCCCCTAGGTTCACATGCTGCAAGAGACAGGTGCCACGATGCTTCAGCCAAATCTCTTCACAGACATTAGGCCAAATACGCTCACCACTATCATCAAATCGTTTCTTGGTGAGCCACATGTCACCACTTGCAATTCCCTTTAACAATGCATCAATCAATTCATCAGATGCATTATCAAACAAATCATCGTCCACAGTTAGTGATCGCTTCACCCATGGCAGTTCAACTCGACTTGCCTGGATAAATTCCATGGCATCAGGATGGTCATAATCAAGATGAAGAGTGATGGCGCCATTGCGAAACTTGCCACCACGACGCAGCACTTCGTTTAGCTTGCTATAAATACCAGCAAAGCTAACGGGGCCACTAGCTACTAGCCCCTTACCATTGTCTTCTCCTTTTGCTCTTAGTTTAGAAAGATTTATTGCTGCTCCTGCTGCATTACGAAGCGCATGGCTAACAAATCGCCAGGAAGCTTCAATACCATCTGGCCCTTCCATTGTATCTTCAACTACAAAAGTTGTGCAAGACACTGGTAGACGGCTTTCAGGAGAATCAAGCCAATCTTGCACTCGCCCAGTACGAGCAATCTTCTCACAACGTGCGTTTTTCTTTAGTTCCATAAGACAACAAAGGCCCGCTGGGCGGGCCGCAATGAACACTGCCTAGCTTAGCTTACGATGCCAGCGCCTTGGCAAAATTCTCAGCTTCCCCTTTGGTTTTGAAATAATAAGGTTTGCCATCATGGGCAATAAACCAAGAGAAATCAGGGCGGCTATGGACTGGCCATATTTTGATGGCACCAATCCTAAACGGTGACGCTAGGTCATCCATGGGAAACATAATGCTCATGATCCAAAGCAATAAAGTTTAGTCAACAGCATACACCATTCATCCATCGCTACCAATCAGGATATGTATCTATTGTTACCTCACAAGATTGATGCATCAAGAAGATCTCATAGCCATCGCAATTGGTATAGCTATTTTTGTAATACCTTTTCTTTTCTATTTGCATGAACTTACGAAACAGCTTAATAGTTTTATTTGCATAGCGTTCATTTGGAATGAATATACGCCATACGCTTCTCACTTCGATCAAGGCATCAAACGCCCTGTTGTAGTTCATTGCCATGGCAAACCAAAATGCTCCTTGAAACAGAGGTTCAGCATAACCCATGCCTTTTCCCATTGAAATCTTAAGAAATTCTGTAATTTTGACAGTTCAATCGCCCAAACCCCAGTAAAACCGTCACGATCGACCCACAGGGCAATATATGATAGGCATAAGCGCAGCAGCGTCTCTCGATCAGCTCCGGCTTGATCGATGGTTGTTAACAGCGGCAAAGGAAGGTCAATCGACCTTCCTCCAGCTTCTCTCGAAACAGTTTCCTAAGAAACCTTCGCCAGAAGATCGCTACGAGCAAGAGCCCCCAAGGCGTTCCTTCCCAAGCGATCTTCTTCTCAACCATCTCTCAATCAATCGCTTCCTGCTTAAATGCTGGTAAATAGCTTCCAGCCGCTGAAATTGTGCGCAGCAGCAACATTGCTTAACATAATAATTTTTATGGTAAATTGTTTTATAAACCAAGAAACTATCGCCGCCTTGGGGCGGCTAACACACACAGAGCATTGATTGTCATAGATGGTTGATGGTCGTAGATGGTTGATGCTCGCACCACAGTGTCCTCACTGCTTGTCATTGAAGCCCATACCGTTCGGACATTACGCACTAGCTTCTGCCGTCATCAGCAATAAACAAGCCCCTACGCTCCATTAAACACCTGCCTGGTCGATGTGTTCAGCGTGAACATATGGTAAAACTCGATTGAAAATTACCCCCCGCTTGGTTTGGGGTACCCGGCCCTCCACGCCATAAAACTACCGCGCTACTGCTCTACAACGCTATAGTGATATTACGTTCGACAATTGCCCGGCAACGTCTACCATGATATAATGCTAGCGTTATGCGTTATTAATGAGAATTATTCTCGGTAAGGGGGGGGATTCTCTCTCAACCAGACAAGACAAAGCCCCCAGACTGTGAAGCCTGGGGGCTGGAAGCTGCAGCCTAAAGGCCTTTTAGTGGCCCCTATTAGCCCCCAGGAGGGCCTGGCCCCCTCCTGCTAGGGGCTGCCAGAGGCCAGCCTCAGGGGCCAGGCTGAAAGCTGCAGCAGCAGCGCCACGGCCTCTGCTGATTTTTGTTCTAAGCAGCACGGCCACGCCATCAAAGCCGCCTGGCTGAGGGCCTGCAGGATCGAGCCAACGGTGATCTGAGAGGTCACCGTCAACGGTCAACAGCCGCAGGATAGGGCCATCAGCAGAGGGCCTCAGCATCAGCACGGGGGGCAGGGGCTGGCCTTTCTTTATCGCCACGGGCACGGCCACGCGGAAGCCAGCCGCCACGGCCTCTGCGGCATCAGCGCAGCCGCCTGGCCTGTCAGCCTTAAGGCTGCAGGTGGTGTCGATACCTGCGGTCCTTTGGGCCAGCAGCCCATAGGGGCCACGTAGGGGGGCTGCCGAATATTCGTAAGGCTGCAGCGTGCCAGGGGCAGCAAGCTGCAGAGCTTCCGGGATGGTGGTGCCAATACCTGGCACAACGGGCAGGCCGAACCTACGGGCAAAGACTGCAGCCTCTGCAGGTGAGAGGTTGAACCGCAGAGCGTGCCAGGGTAGGTCATCAGTACCGCGCAGCCGGTAAGCCAGGGGCTGGCCCTTACGTTGTGCTGCAGCGTAGGCTCTGCCAATGGCCCAAAGAACGGCCAGAGCGTAGGGGCCGTGACCCCATATGAAAGCCATTGTGCGACGGGCACGGGCAGCGGCCACCGTGGTTGAGATGCCCCCATGGCCAGCCCAGGCCAGGCAGCCAGCAGCGCAGCCCTTACTAGCCCAGGGGCAGCCATTGTGGCCAGCCACCAGAGCCTCAATCCCGTTAAGGGCTGCCAGGGCCTGCAGGCCAGAGAGGCGGCTACGGGGGGCCGTGGGGCCAGCTTCGGGCCCATACACTGCAGCGCTGAGGCTACGGGCTGGCAGGTGGTGCAGGATCACGGAGGCCGCCACTTTGTCGCCCTTGCTGAGCTTAGGGCTGCTGGCCCCTGCAGTTAGCAGGCCATCCAAGTTGAGGCCGAATCGCTGCAGCAGCGCAGCAGCATCGGCGGGCAGCCCTAGGGGTGCAGTGTTGCGGGCACGGGGGCCAGGGGCCACTACGGGGGCAGGGGCTGCAGCAGGGGCAGGGGCTGCAGCAGGGGCAGGGCCTGCAGAGGTCAGGCAGTAAGGGGCAGCAGGGGCGTGTTCTGGCAGGCTGTAAGGGGCACCGCTGGCCAGGAATCGGGCAGGGCCTGCAGGGGCAGGGGCAGGGGCTGCAGGGGCAGGGGCTGCAGCGGTGAGATTGAAGGCAGACATTGCAGAGAATCCAAGGAACGGCCCCTATCGCTAAGGGCCTCCAAACAATACCAGACAAAGGGGGGGGGCTGGCCCCCATTAATTGACAAGGGGGCCGGTTAAGGAATTGGCCCCCTAGGCCTGCCCTACGGGGGGGCTGCCACGGTACCGGCAGCCACCAAAAGGAGGCCCTAGTTCAGAAGTACTGCTAATCAGGCTAGATTAAGCTTTGATTAACAAGGTTAAGCTTTGGTTAAGCTTTGGTTAAGAATAGGTTAAAAATCTTAAGGTTAAGAATAGGTTAAGAATAGGTTAAGAAGGTTAAGCTTTGGTTAAGAATAGGTTAGGCTTTGGTTAAGAAATTTTAAGGTTAAGATTTGGTTAAGAAAGTTAATGTTTGGTTAAGATTTGGTTAAGAATAGGTTAAGTTAAGCTTTGGTTAAGCTTTGGTTAATAAAGTTAAGGCTAGGTTAAGGAGAGGTTAAGTTAAGAAAAGATTAAGAACATTGAGGGCAGGTTAAGGCTAGGTTAAGGAGAGATTAATTAAGATTAGGTTGAGGGGGTTAAGACTAGATTAAGGAGAGGTTAAGGAAAAAATCCAGGGAGATCGCCTTTTAGAACCCTAGCCGGGTCTTATACAACCCTAGCTAGTTCCAAATTTACTTTTTAGCCGGGTCTTTTAGGGCAATAGCCGGGCCTTGATCAATATGATTTCCAGCTAGTTCCAAATACTTTTTCCAGCCAGTTCTCACCAGCCATCATCATCCTGAGCCGCTTTGATAGCGGCTTCTTGCGTTGCGTAGGGCCCTCCATCCCCTTCCCCTTCGTCTTCATGCCAATACCAGCCCTCTATTAGCTCAGTGCCCTTACAGCAGGCTTCAGTGAAGAAATCAACTAGTTTCATGCGTTCCTCTCAGCAGCGGATAGGGATGGATGGTCTTGGTCTTCGTTGTCTTCATGCTCTAGCTCTGGCTCATAATCATCAGAGTCAATGCCCCAATGATCCTCTAGGTATTCGGCAAAGTTCACGCTGCCTCCGTAAGCTTGGCAGCCAAAGCTTGAAAGGTCTGTGGTGCCTTGTCCCCTGGTCTTCTCAGCACATAGCTAGGGCTTCCCAGGGTCCAGTCCCCCTCACCATCAACGTCGGGCTCAGCTTCGTCTGAGAAGATGCCCACGCAGGTATCGTCGTGAAACAAGCCGATGAAATCATCACCGTCTGCCATTGCTAGTCGAATGTGGAAGATCACATCCCGCAGGCAGCGGGCCTGATAACTCCCCACCGATGGAGGGAAATAAGGGCCATTGCCCTGATAGGTGCGTACTGTGCAGTTCATGGGATCAATGGGATCAATGGAAGGGAATAGTTGCAAGGATCAATTGTCTCTAATAATCCTAAAATCAGGATCATTATCTTTCTGAATCCATCGACACTGGCTGGTGCCAGGGATGACAATAAACATCTTGTCGTGGTGGTTTTGTTCAACAATGGCAAGCGTTAATTTCTTGCCAATTCGACTTTTGCCTTTATCGCTGATTGCGAGAATGTTGATAGTAGTCATGGTTTTAAGGGGATGATGGATAGCGTAATTGGTCACTTTTGCCGTTAAGAAGGTCCATACATTGAACTTTGCCAACGTCGTTCTTTGGGTAAATAATATAACCATTTAGAATATTGGCCATTATCAATTTCTGCATAAAGGTCTTGACGGAACATAATATAATGACATTTGACTAAGGACTTTTCTTTGACATCTGGAAACGGAATTCCATGGCGATCTAGCCAATTGCGCCATGTCTCGTCTAGGGACTTGGATAGGTAGATTAGCGGCTTTGGCTCGTAATGCGCCTCATTTAACACGTACTTGGACCACGATTGACAAATTGAGAGGGTACTGGTTGCCGCTTGATTGGCGTACTGATAATTTCTTTTTTGCCACCAATTGCAAAATTCGGAATCGCTTGGCAACTTATCGGCAAGCAGTACATATTTAGCCCAAGCAATGCAAACATTCTCAATGGCTTTTCCTGGTTGACTACCATAATCCGAGTAGTATTGTTTCCAAAACTTTTTAAATGAATCAACGGTGTTGATGTTCTTCATGGCTTTAAGAGGGAACGGAGAAAAGCTTTACGGCGGGCCTTGGCGGCCCTCAGTGCTTGGGGCTTGAGCCTCCGCTTGGGAGGCTTGCCGCTGTTGTGCTGGTGGTTAGGGACGTTCATGCTTCCTTCCCCCATCGAACAATCATGGCAACAATGTCATCGCTGGTTTCATTAAAAAGCAGGCTTCCAATGGAGCCATCGCGGCCCATGAGAATGCGGCCATCATCGCGCTTACGCAGCCAGGCCAATGAAGGAAGCAACAGCGTTGCACCGGGCTTGCCTTCAACGATGAAGCGAGCGACAAGGCTCAGAAGTTGATCTTCAGTGTGGCGGATGGTAAGACCACCAGCGTTGACTTTGAAGGAAGCGGTCATGGTTTTGAAGAAGGGGGAAGCTCTCGCCTCGTTGAAACTACTATACAGACTGGCGGCCCCGTTTCCGGGGCCTGTAACAAAACTTTACATTTGGTCGCAGATACCAATGAGCATCTCGCCCACGTATTGGTGAGCCTGGCGAAGCTGAGCAAAAGCAGCATCACGCTCACTGCGGGCCTGGGAGTAGGCACCGGGCCCCTGCGGATAAAAATCCCTGCCATTTAGTTCAGCACTGGCCAGAGCATTAATGGCCTTGTCAATAGCATCGCAAGCATTAGCGTAGCCGTCACGTAGATCGGTCTTGCCGGTGCCGTTGAGGTGGAGAGTGGGGAAGGTGGCCATGGGGAAAAGGAAGGGGCTCGCGCCTGTGAGAGAACAATAAAACAAAAGGGGCTTGGTGGCCCCTCATGATCAG